GCGCAACTCAACCTCGCCATCATGGCCTGGCTGCACCGCACCGTGTTTCGCACGCCGGCGTCGCAAACCTTCGACGCGGTGGCCGGGTTCATCGCGCTGGCCGAGCAGGGGCTGAACGATTCGCTGCGCGCGCGCTGCATGGTGGTGCGCGCCACCCAGGCGGTCGAAGGGCAGTACATGACATTGCCCTGCGACTATCTGGAAATGCTCGATGCGCGCATCGTCAATGGGCCGCCGCTCAACTACATGCCGCGGGCCGACCTGGCGATGGCGCTCTACGAACAGGTCAATGCGTCGCCCGGCAACTGGCAGGGCGGCACGCAGCTGCCGCCCGATTGGACGCCGCAGCTCACGCCGCCGGCCTATCCGTGGAATTGCGGCGTGCCGCGCAATTACAACATCATCGGCGGCGAGATCGAATTCTCGCCGTTTCCGATCCCCGATCCGACTGCAACCCAGCCGCCGGTGTTTCCGCTGTGCGAGATGGCCTACTACCAGCGGCTCAATCTCGGCATGGCCGACGACGACACCAACAGCGTGCTGCTGACCTATCCCGCGGTCTACATTTTCGGCGCGCTGCTCGAATCGGCGCCGTTCATCCGCGACGATGGCCGGGTAAAACTCTGGAGCGACAAGTTTAACACCGCGGTCACCGCGGCGAACATCGAGCACGAGCGGGCGCGCAGTCAGGGCGGGCGTCTGGTGCAGCGCTTCAGGCCCGCAGCATGAGCGGCACATTTTCCCTGGCGCTGGAAACCGCGCTGCTCAACCATGTGTTCGCCGGCACCAACTATCCGCCGCCGACGGGTATCTTCATCGCGCTCTACACCGCGGCGCCGAGCTCCACCGGCGGCGGCACAGAGGTGTCGGGCGGCGCATATGTGCGTATGTCCGCGGCGTTCACCGCGCCGGCCGGCAATCCGCCGACCATCTACAATCCGGCGGCGATCCAGTGGGTGGCGGCGACCGCCAACTGGGGCACCATCGTTGCCGGCGGCCTGTTCGATGCGGCGACCGCCGGCAATTTTCTCGGGTCCGCCATGCTGGTCGACCCGGCCGACGGCGTCACCCAGCAGCCCAAGGTGATCGGCGTCGGCGATATCTTTCGCATCCCCGCCGGCAACCTGATCGTCGGCTTTTCGGCGGCGCCGGCGTCGAGCGCGATGGTGGCGCAGGGCGTGGTGTCGCCGATCGCCGCCGAGGCGCTGAGGCCGCGGCTCAATGTCTGGTAGCGCATACGGCAAGGGGCCATACGGCAAGGGACTCTATAGCAGCACCGGCATCACCAATGCCGCCTTTAAGCTGCTGCAGCCGTCGCGGGTCACGCTGAGCGGCGGCCTGGTGCCGATCCTGCAGGCCGGCCTGACCGTCTCGGGGCCGCCAAAGATCACGCTCAGCGGCGCCCTGGTGCCGGTCGCGCAGACCGGCAGCGCCTACGGCAAAGGCCTCTACGGCATGGGCAAGTACAGCCGCGCGCCGGGCGTGAACTACGCCGCCTTCGCCACGTTGGGGCCGTCACAGATCATGCTCAGTGGCGATCTGGTGCCGATCGATCCGCAACGCCTCCAGCCGATCCAGACCTACACGCGAATCGGCGTCGCCGGCACGATCCTCCGCGTCGGGTTCCATGTCATCGAGCAGCCGGACAGCGTGCGGCTGTCCGGCGAAACGCTCTGGCAAAAGACCGCGGTGCCGCCGTGCATGCCGTGGTTCTTCGTGGGTCAGCCGGCGAGCTGGGTGGCGACGCCGAACAGCGCGGGAGCGATGTTTCCATGAGCGATCTCGTCACGCCGATTCTCGGACTGACCAAGCCGACCGTCGGCGCCGATCTGGACGTGTGGGGCGGCATTACCAACGCCAACTGGGACATCGTCGACAAATCCCCCGGGCTGCACAATGTCGGGCGCAACTACATCCACAATCCGCTGTTCAACATTCAACAGCGCGGCGTGGGGCCGTGGGTTCTAGCGACGGGCGCGCCTGCATTTACGGCGGATCGTTGGGTGGCGGGCTTCGTCGGCGGGACGATGACCGTCAGCCTCATCGCCTTGGCTGATGCTGACCGCACCGCGATTGGTGACGAGGCTGCGACAAATGCAATCCGGGCGGTCTTCACCGGTGGCGGGGCTGCGGCAGCACAAACGTATCTTTACCATGGAATAGAAAGTGTCCGGCGGCTGTCCGGGAAGACGGTCACGCTGTCATTCTATGCCAAAGCCGCCAGCGGCACGCCGAAACTGGGCTTCTCGCTTGACCAGAATTTCGGCATAGGCGGTTCGCCGTCGCCGACCGCCGTAGGCACCGGACAGTCCGTCACACTGAGCACAGCCTGGGCGCGCTATGCGCTGACCTTCACCATACCCAGCGCCACCGGCAAGGTGCTGGGCACCAGCGGGACCGACTGCATCTACCTGAATGTGTTTTTCAGCGCGGGCGCATCGAGCGCGGCGATGAGCGGCACCGTCGGTGTGCAATCCGGCACGGTCACGCTTTGGGGTTTGCAGCTTGAACTCGGCAGCCCGGCAACGCCGCTGGAGAAACCCGATCCACAGCAGGATTTGGCCAAGTGCCAGCGATTTTATCAGGACAGTTCGAGCACGAGCAGTGTGGGATTCAGCACGTCCGGTTACACTGCTGCCGCCGGCGCCATATATGGCAATATTTCGTTCCCCGTCAGAATGCGCGCGGTGCCAACGATAACCCCGCTCAATATGGTTCTGAACAACGTGGCTGGTCCCACTTACCAAGGCTGCATTGACGGACTGTTTGTCGCTGGATCAGGGACGGCGGCTGGACAGTTTAGTTGGTCCGGCGGATTTACCGCATCGGCGGACATCTGAGGGCGCCATGGCACAACCCTATCAGCTCGTGGCAACAACACCCGCGACGAGGCAGATCGTGCTGCGTGTCGCAGACAATGCGTTCATCCCGTTCGACGAAGCGAACCGCGACTACCAGCAATATCTCGCGTGGCTCGCCGAGGGCAACGAACCCGATCCGGCGCCTTCGCCGCAGCAGCCGCCCGCATGAGCGACACGACAACCCCTTTCCTTGGGCTCACCAAACCCGCCGTTGGCGGCTCGAATGACACCTGGGGCAACAAGGAGAACGCGGACGCCGATCTGCTCGACGCCAACGCGTCCGCGCAGGACGCGCGCCTCGCCGCGCTCGAGGCGCGTTGCGCGGCGCTGGAAAACGCGCCGGCGGTGCAGGAAGCGGTCGGCACGGTCAAATGGTGGCCGACAAATGTGAGCTGGCCGCCGGGCTTTCTGATCTGCGACGGCACCCTCTATCCCGTCGCCAGCTATCCGCAATTGTTCGGGGTGATCAGCAACGGCTGGGGCGGCGACGGCGTCAACAATTTCGCGGTGCCCGATCTGCGCGGCTGCGTCTTGGTTGGCATGGACGAGGGCACCGGCAGATTGCAGGGCCAGTACGGGTCGGATCGGATCGGTGGCACCGGCGGCGCTGCCATCGTCGCTCTGACGGTCGCGCAGATGCCGGCGCACCAACATACCGGCACGACCGAACCCGATGGCTGGCACTCGCATACCTTCAATGCGCCGGCGATTCAGCCGGGGTGGTACATCGCCGGCAGCTCGGGAACGCAAATCGCGCCTGACGTAAGCAACTACACCGACGCGGGCGGCACGCACACGCATGCGTTCTACGCCGACTGGCAGGGCGGCAATGCGGCGCACACCAACTGTCAGCCTGGCGCGTTGGGCTACTACGTGATCAAGGCGGCGAACCAGTGAGGCGACGCACTCTCCTGGCCGGCCTGCCGTGGTGGGTCGGCGCTGCCGCCGCGCAGCCGCTGACGCAGGGCGCCACCGTGCCGGCCTGCTTTGACCACCAGCGCTGCTACAGCGGCAGCAATGTGCCGCCCGGTGCGTCGCTCGATCTGTCGTTCATGACGCCTGGGTCGCTGGATCCTCGCGTCGTGTTCACGCGTGCTGCTGGCCCCGCGACATACTTCGATGCGGGCGGTGTGCTGCGGACGGCGGCGGTGAATCTGTTGTTGTACAGTGGCGATTTATCGAACGCTGCGTGGGGTGTCACTTATGTCGGCGCCGCCAGTCCGATCGTAACAGGAAACCAGGCTGCAGCGCCTAACGGCACTATGACAGCCGCGCGCGTGGCATACCCTGCGGTGAGTGGGGCGGGGAACTATTCAGCGGTCTATCAAGGCCCATTGGCGCTTCAAGCCGCGACTTATACGTTCAGCATTTGGGCGCGAGGCAACATCGGCGGCGAAGTTATTTGGCTATATAACGGCCTCACAAACGGACAGCCGATGTCGCTGACAACATCATGGCAACGCTTCACGCAAACAGTCAGCAATCCAACAGCGGGGAACGTCTACCTAGAAATAGGCATTGATTTGCGCGATGGGACAGAGACAGCGAAACCAGCGCAAACGGTGTTCCTGTGGGGCGGCCAGGTCGAGCAAGGCTCCGCAGCATCGCCCTACATCCCCACCACCTCGGCACCGAACGGCGCGCCCAGGTGGGACTACGATCCGGTGACGCATGCGCTGAAGGGGGTGCTGATCGAGGAGGCGCGGACGAATTTAGTATTGCAGAGCGGCGATCTATCGAACGCTGCATGGCAGCCATCCGGATTGGTGCCTGTTGTCACGGGTAACCAGGCAACTGCGCCTGATGGAACAATGACCGCAGCACGAATTGCATATCCGGCAGTAAGCGGAGCGGGCAGCTTTTCTCATCTGGCGCAGCAAATCGCGCTATCTGCCGGCACCTATTCTCTCAGTGTTTGGCTGAGAGGCAGCGTCGGTGGCGAACAACTCTATCTAATGACCGTCACGGGATCAGGTTATGCTTCAACGCTAGTAACACTGACGACATCGTGGCAACGGTTTGTGCTGGTCACGCCAGCCGAGGCTGCTGGGGCGTCATATTATCAGCTTGGCACTGATCTACGCGATGCGACGCAGACGGCTAAACCAGCACAAACCATCTTCGCGTGGGGCGTACAGGAAGAACTCGGCGCCTTCGCCACCAGCTACATCGGAACGACAGCCGCACCGGTCACGCGGGCGGCGGATGTGGCGACGATACCAGTGGGAGCGTGGTTCAATGCCACGGCATATTCTGTTGTAGCGGAAGCGATGGTGCCGATGCCGCCCCCACTGGGTATTGTATTCAGTGTGTGTGATGCAGGTGGCAGCAACAATCGCTTGCAGGTGGCCATTGCTACATCTGAAGCTGTGCAAACGACACTCAGTAGCGGCGGGGTTAATTCTGTAGTTAATCAGGAACCGTTCTTCGCGACCAATGGCGTCCCGTTCAAGTTTGGTTCGTCACTGCAAGCGGGCAATTATATGTCTTCGTTCAACGGTGTCACACCATACCAATCGACGACAGGCATTGTTATGCCAGTCGGTGTGACGGAGATCGCACTAGGCTATTTTCCAGGAGGCAACATCCTCCAGTTGGATGGCTACATGCGCCATGTGCGCTACTGGCCGCGTGTGCTGTCGGCGACCGAGCTGCAGTCGGTGACGCGATGATCCGCGATCTGTTCCTGACAATGAGGATTGCAACGATGAACAAACTGCTGGGCGTTGCGTTGCTGAGCCTCGCGCTGATCGGCAGCGCGCGCGCGCTCGTGCTGACCACGCTCGACATTGCCACGGTGACGACCGGCGGCACCGCGGTCACCGCATTGACCGCTGGGCACCGCACCAGTGGCGGGTGGATCATGAACCCCGGCACCGCGACGGCGAACCTCTGCATCAATGAACGCGGCACCGCGACCACCACGGCGGGCGGCGATGTCAGCTGCATCGCGCCAGGTCAAACCTATCTGCTCGCCGCGAATTCGGGCGCGGTGTCGGTGGTGTCGTCGGACGGGCCGCATCCATTCAGCGGCTATGGGTTCCAGTAAGGGGAAATGCGATGGCGCAGCACGCAGGCGATCTGCAGGAAGGCACCGGCAACGGTGACGACTGGCTGGCGTGCGACGGCACGTATGCCAACAAGCTGATTTATCCCGACTACACGCGCCGCGTCGGCGGTCTTTATGGCCGGCACGGCATCACCTTCGAGCGCCTGCCGATCATGGACGGGTTTGAGATCTGCGTGCGCGACGCGCCGGTGACGGATCCGCCGGCGATCGTCGACGTGCCCTATGCGTCGCAGAGCGGCGACACGCTGAGCTGCACGATGGGCAACTGGGACAACGAGCCCAGCGGCTACACGTACCGGTGGCTGCTGGACGGCACCGATGAGGTCGGCAGCGGCGCCACCTATGTCGTCACGGCTGACGACGCCGGGCGCAGCGCAACCTGCATCGTGACGGCGAGCAATGGCGTCGGCGCGACGGACGCGCCGCCGTCCAATGCGGTCATCATCGCCGTGGCGCCGGCCGAGGCGCCGCCGGAGGTGGTGGAAGAGGATGCGTCGCTGACGCTGCGCATGCCGGAGCCACCGGAGTCGCCGGCGCCGCACAAGCCGCGGCGACGCTGAGCGATGGCGCGCACCCCGCTCGCCATACCGGCCGGGCTCAAGCCGCGTGCCACCACGCAGGCCACCGGCAAGGCGTGGTGGGACATGTCGCTGGTGCGGTGGAACGGCGCCGAGCTGATGCCGGTCGGCGGCTGGGCGTCGCTGCCCAACATGCAGCTCAACGAC